AAAAATATTATTAAATTAAATAAACGGATAGGTTGGAAACAAACATCCAATCATTCTGTTGAATTAACATTACCCTATATATGGAGGAACAATTATGGGAGCCGTAAAAAAAATATTTAAAAAGATAATTAAAAAAGTAGTGCCTACACCACCGCCACCACCAGAACCAGAGCCAGCTCCACCACCGCCAGCACCACCAGTAGCGGCTCCAGCCCCTACTCCAACACCTGCCCCTGTTACCCCTACTCCTGTAGTAGCTTCACCACAAGTTGCTGATCCAGCACCTGTTACTGAAGAACCAATGGAAACACAGGAAACTGCTCAAGCAGTGCAAAGAAAGAAAAAAGGTCGTAAGCCTCTTATCTTGACATCTGCTCAAGGATTAGGTGGTTCACCTGACAAATACTCACCAACTTTATTAGGTTAATATATGAAAAATAAAACAGCAGAAATGCTGGTTGATCGTTTTCAAACACTGAGAACGATGAGATCAACATGGGAAAGCCATTGGCAAGAAATTGCTGATTATATGCTTCCTCGTAAAGCAGACATTACACAACAAAGAACTCGTGGAGATAAGAGAACAGAACATATTTATGATGGTACTGCAATCCACGCCTTAGAATTATTAGGTGCAAGTTTACATGGTATGCTAACTAACGCAGCTTCCCCTTGGTTCACATTACAATTTAAAGATGGTTTATTATCTGAAGATGATGAAGCCCAAGAATGGTTAGGCTCTGTTACTGAGGATATGTATGTAGCTTTTAATCGTTCTAACTTTCAACAAGAAGTACAAGAGTTGTATCAAGATTTAATATCATTTGGTACATCAGCAATGTTTGTAACCTCTGATGAAAAAAACTTAGTTAGATTTAATACACGCCACATTAAAGAAATTTATGTAAGTGAAAATGAAAAAGGTTTAGTTGATACGGTCTTTAGAAGATTTACAATTCCAGCTAGAGCTGCGGTATCTTTATTTGGTGAAATGAAAGTTGGCCCTGGTATTTTTAATAAATATAAAAAGGATGTTTTTGCTGATGTTGAATTGCTCCATGTGGTATCCCCACGAGATAGTTATGATGCATCTAAAAGAGATTCAAATAACATGCCGTTTAAATCATGTTACTTAGATCCTGATGATGTTCATTTAATTTCAGAGGGAGGCTTTAATGAGTTTCCATACGTTGTACCACGTTATTTAAAAGCAAGTTATGAGATCTACGGAAGATCTCCTGCAATGAATGCACTCCCTGATGTTAAGATGTTAAACAAAATGTCTGAAGTTACAATCAAGGCAGCACAAAAACAAATTGATCCACCTTTAATGGTTCCTGATGATGGCTTTATTTTACCTATTAGAACTGTACCTGGAGGACTTAACTTTTATCGATCAGGCTCAAGAGATCGTATTGAACCATTACAAACTGGAGCTAACAATCCAATAACAGTTAATATGATACAAGATAGACAATTGGCTATTCAAAAAACTTTTTATGTAGATCAATTGTTAATGGCTCAAGGGGGCAACATGACAGCTACTGAAGTGTTGCAACGTAACGAAGAAAAGATGAGATTGTTAGGCCCTGTACTTGGAAGATTACAGTCCGAACTACTCCAACCCCTTATTGAACGAGTATTCAATATTTTAAATAGAGCTAATGTATTCAAACCAGCACCAGAAATTATGCAAGGTCAGAATATAGAAATTGAATATGTCTCTCCTCTTGCTAAGGCACAGAAATCAGGAGACTTAAATGCTGTGATGAGAGGTGTTGAAATCTTTGGAACTATGTCACAGTTTGCACCTATTTTGGATTATTTGGATACCGATGGTTTAGCCAAGTATGTTCAAAAGACCTTGGGCTTACCAGCTAAGATCATAAGATCAGATGCTGAAGTATCTCAAGTAAGAAAACAAAGACAGCAACAACAACAACAGGCAGCTGAACAGCAACAAGCTCTACAAGAAGCTCAAGCAGCTGGAGCAGCAGCCCCAATGGTAAAAGCTGTACAACAATAAGGAGGCAATATGGCTGATGAGCAACAAAATCAGACAATGCAAGAAGACCAGGTAAAACAACTGGTCACTGACTACAAGATAACATTTGGAACTGAACAAGGAGAACGAGTATTAAAAGACTTAGAAAATCGTTGTCACATGTTTAGAACGACAAATGTAAAAGGTGATGCACACGAAAGTGCTTTTATGGAAGGACAACGTGCTGCAATACTATTTATAAAACAAATGATAACTAGGGAGCTTAAATGATTAAAGCATACATAGCTGCAAAAAAGATTTTCGATTTATGGTTAGCACTTAAAACCAAATGGAAAATAGCATCAGGAGTAATACTTTTGATAATTTTAATAGCAATCTTTATATAAGGAGAACACTATGGCAGAAGAACAGGTAACGGCTGTCGAACAACAAAGCCAACCGTCTGAACAAACTGCTACAACCGAAACGAGTTGGAGAGACAGTTTATCAGACGATTTAAAAACAAATGCATCATTACAAAAATTTAGTGATGTAGGAACACTGGCAAAAAGTTATATCAATGCTGAACAAATGATTGGCAAAGATAAAATGGTAGTGCCAGGAGATAATACTACTGAAGACGAATGGAACGACATCTATAATAAATTAGGTCGGCCACAAGAACCAGGAGCTTATGAACTAAAGCATGAAGTTGGAGAAGAATATTTAAACCAAGACATGCTAACAAAGTTTAAAGAGACAGCACATAAATATGGGCTATCTCCAAAACAAGCTCAAGGTGTTCTTGACCATTATCAAGAAATAACTAATCAAGTTAATGTTGATAATGATAATTCAGTAATGTTGACTCAACAAGAAAATGAAAGATCACTTAGAGAAGAATGGGGAAGAAGTTATGATGAAAATATTAACAAAGCATCATCACTTGCTAAAACATTCCTGGGTGAAGAAATATTGACAACAAAACTAGCTGATGGATCTAACCTTGGAGACAGTGCGGATTTAATTCGTGGATTAACAAAAATTGCTAATCTTGTCTCAGAAGATAAATTAGTTGGAGATAAAACATCAACTGTTGATACAGCCAATATTCAAAGTCAAATTAATACATTGACTGATGCAGGCGGTGCTTATTGGAACAAGATGGATCCAAACCACCAATCAACTGTAGATAAAGTTTTAGCCTTGAGGGAAATGCTCTCAAGCTGATATTTGAACAACCGAGAGATCGGCTCAAGATGACAACAGGGAAAGACCGTCACCTATCAGGTGTAAAATGAAAGCCAACCCTGAAAAGGATAATTGACTGTAATTTTTCTTAACAACAACTAAAAGAGGAGTACGTTATGAGTATAAACGTAACTACTGCATTTGTTCAACAATACAGTTCGAATGTAGCATTGCTTGCCCAGCAAATGGGCAGCCGTCTTCGTGCCGCTGTTGATGTAGAAACAGTCACTGGTAAAAACGCTTACTTCGACCAAGTAGGCGTAACCGCTGCTGTGGAAAGAACATCCAGGCATGCAGACACACCTCAAATCGATACGCCTCATTCTATACGTAGGTTTTCCCTATCTGACTATGAATGGGCTGATTTAATCGATGACCAAGACAAAGTGAGAATGTTAATTGATCCAACTTCTTCTTATGCCAAAGCAGCTGCTGGGGCTATGGGGAGAGCTATGGATGATGTGATTATCACTGCCTTGGGAGGAACGGCTTATACTGGAGAGACTGGCAGTACATCTACTGCTCTACCTTCAGGAAGTAAGCACGCAACGTCTGACCAATCAGATGGACTTACAATTGCAAAATTAATTGCAGCTAAAAAGTTCTTTGATCTTGGTGACGTTGATCCATCAATCCCTAGATACATTGTATGTGGGGCAACACAGATTGCTGATCTACTTGGCACTACGCAAGTAACAAGTTCAGATTTTGCAACCGTCAAAGCACTTGCTGCTGGTGACGTTGATTCCTTTATGGGTTTCAAATTCATCATGTCAAATAGACTTAGCTTAGACGCAACTAACACGGATGATAGACTTATCTATGCTTTCACTCAAGACGCTATCAAATTGGCTGTTGGGAAAGACATCACTGCAAAGATTGATGTAAGACCTGACAAATCGTACGCTACTCAAGTGTACACATCTATGTCAATTGGAGCTACAAGAATGGAAGAAGAAAAAGTTTTCCAAATTCCGTGTGACGAATAACATTAGGAGGTAAATTATGGGTACTAAAAACTCAGATCTAGTTACTAATTTTGAAGCTGTACCACAGGTTCACAATAGTGCTGCCCTTCTACACGGTGTTGTTCGTGTAGCACAAGGAACTATAGCACTTGCTGCTGGTGATAGTGATGATAACGATATTGTTATGTTAGCACCGATTCCAAGTAATGCTGTTGTATCTCAACTTTTTGTTGGATCTGACACATTAGGTGGATCGTGTACTTTCAATGTTGGAATCTACACTACTGCTGGAGTAGTTAAAGACGAAGATGTATTTGCTAGTGCGGTGGCTGACGCTGCTGCAATGGCTGATGTTCGTTTTGAAGCTGCTAACATTAATACAGCTGGTCAAAAAATGTATGAATTGGCTGGAGACAGTTCTGATCCAGGAGGTATGTACTATGTAGCAGCTACGATGGCTGCTGATGGTGGTACTGCTGGTGATTTAAGCTTCAACATTCAATACGTTGTAAACTAGTATAAACTATGGGGGCAGGCGTTAGTCTGCCCTCATAACAATTAAGAGATATTTTATATGGCATCACAAGTTGATATTTGTAATGGAGCTTTAAACCAATTAGGAGCTTCTACTATTATTAGTCTGACAGACGACTCAAAAAACGCAAGAATACTAAATCAAAGATATGTAATGGTAAGAGATCGTGTTTTCCGAGAACATCCTTGGAACTGTTTAATTAAAAGAATTAAATTAGCACAAGACACAGATACACCTGCATACGAATTTAGTTATCAATACACCCTACCCTCGGATTGTCTCCGTGTTCTCAAAACCTACGAACAAAAAGATGATATAGATTTTAAGATTGAAAGTGGAAAACTTTTAACAAATGCAGGTACAGTTTATATTTTATATGTTGCAAAAATAACTGACACAACCACTTATGATACATCTTTAACTGAAACATTATCAGCTGCAATAGCATCAGATATTTGTTATGCCATCACAGGCTCTACTACGCTATGTGATATGATGGAAATGAAATACAAAGAAAAATTAAAAGATGCTAGGTTCTCTGATGCCACTGAAGGTATGCCAGATGAACTTGATACTGACTACCCTTTTATATCTGCGAGGTACTAAATGGCAAGAGCTGCTCATGCATTCTCTAACTTTACTGCTGGAGAACTATCACCACGATTAGATGGTCGAACAGATCTACAGAAATATTTTAATGGTTGTAAGACACTTGAAAACATGGTGGTACATCCTCATGGATCTGTAGCACGCAGACCAGGAACAAAATATATATCTGAGATTAAAACCAGTAGTGCAAAAACTAGACTTGTTCCTTTTGAGTTTTCTACAACTCAAACTTATATTTTAGAGTTTGGTAATTTATATATTCGTTTTTATAAAGACAATGGAATTATAACTGAAGCTGCAAAAACAATCAGTGCAATTACGAAAGCCAGTCCAGGTGTAGTAACTGCTAGCTCTCATGGCTATTCCAACGGTGACTATGTAATTTTATCTGGCATTGTAGGAATGACAGAACTTAATGGCCGTCAATTTAAAGTTGCAGGTGTAACAACCAATACCTT